ATGCTAATTCAGCTTTTGCCTTTTTAGTTTCGACAAAACCTTTGACCGCATTACCAACTAAGTTTGAGAGGGGACCTACTAAAAGATTAAACATTAGTGACTATTAAGTAGATAACAACAACAGCTGCTCCACCAACTAACATCTTTCCTTTTTTATTTAATCTACCCCACCAATGTCGTAGGTGATTCCATTTCATATTGATATAACCCATTAGAATACTCCTTTAAATGGTTTCTTCTTTACTTGCACTGCTTTTTGACCTTGAGTCTTAGACTTTGCAGGGTCAACCACAGGTGACTTGTAAGGAACTTTTTTACCGTCAATAACAGTATTATTATCTGTAGCTTTGTCCATTACTTTTTCCCCTTTCTTTTTCTGATTAGTGGGCTCGTGCCTTTAATCTGTGCTCCGCATTTAACTAGCTTGCCTGCTTTGGCTTCTAACATTGGTCCGCCAGGCCCTCTTTCTCTAGGAGGAAGTCCAAAGGGTGTTGGTCGGTCTTGTTGTTCGGGTTGCTTATAAATTTTCTCCATTAAGTCTATCATTCGTTGAGTATCTTTTAGAGCGTTCTCTTCATCTTCTTTAAACTTTTTATCTAAATCTTTTTGATTTTTCTTTTCTCTTTTTGCTTGATCTTTTGCTAATTGTTGTACAGCCATGATTATCTCTTTTTAATCAATGGGCTTGTGCCCTTCATTTGCATGCCGACTTTAGCTTTTTTAATAACACCACGACCAATAAGGATATCTTTCATTGTTACTTTGCCATCTTTATTTAAATCTGGGAAACTTTTCTTTTTCTTCTTCTTTTTTACCTGACTACCTTTTTTTAATCCTTGAGCTTTTAGTTTAGCGGTGGCTTCTGCTAGTCCACCTGCTTTTTTACCAGTGGGTTTTTTACCTGCATCTATTAAATCAAGATCTTTGATTCTTTGTTCCAAAACTTTTGGAGAAATGTTTCCTGCAGCTACAGCTTTTTTTAAAATGGATTCAATAAGTGGTCTCATCGAAGGACCTAGTTTTTTTGGGTCAGTAGTCATACGAAAAAATTACATTATTTTTGTTCTAATGCAAGTGCTCCCTTTTGAAGTTTGGGTCCATATTCATCTTTGCCCACTCGAACAATGCGTCAGCTTCATCTTTGTTTAGGTATAACATGTAGAGTTGTCGGACTATTGACAGATATGCGCTCGCAACTATCAACGGATCGAACTCTTCGGTGATGTATTGAAGGCTATTATTGGTTTGATCACGGATAACGGTCTGCAAATCCTCCATTTGCTCTGGTGTAATCGCCTTTAGTTGATGTTTAAGCCCTTTTGGTACGAGTTTTTCCTGCTTTTGAGAGGGCGATTGCAACTTTTTGTTTTTCTGCTCTTTTTTTGCCATATTTTTTTGCCGTTTTGCCTAAAACTTTAGGTGGGTTCTTTTTTAACTCTTTAAAGGCCGCTGAAACCGACATTTTTCCGCCATTTTTTGCTCTCAAAGCTAAATTTTTCATCAAAGCCGCCCTATAGTTTTCGGGAGTTAGTCTTTTTTGACGAGATTGGTTCTTTACTAGCTTTTGAATCTGTTCAATTTGTTTTCTAGACAGTTTTGTTGGGTTTCTTCCTATGCTCATCCTCTGTTCGCTTTCAATTGATCCCTTTTTATTGCCATTTCCTGTCTATATTCTGTCAAATCCTCTTGGCTTTGCAACTTATTTTCCGCCAAGGTTCTGTCTTGATCTAACTTTTGTTGATCCATTTGAAACTGCATCATAGATTCTTGAGCTTTTCTTTGAATCTCAGCAGCTCTTAGATCTAATTCTTTATTTTTTAATTCAATAATTGGATCTTGAGCTTGTTGTGACATGCCTTCTGTTTCTTCTTGCACCATTTTGTTTGTTATAACGGCAACAATCTGTGCAACTTGAGACTCTGCCTCGTTCATAATTTGTTGTTGAACTTGTTGAGGTATTTGACCACCAAACTGTTCTGATAACTGAGCGATCTGTTGTTGCACAACTTGCATGATTGATGCTCTTGCGGCTAAAGATACGTGTTCAGATACGTGTCCTTGTAAGATCGCAAGCACTGCTACTTGAGATCTTACAAGTTGAGACGACATGAACGACCTATGAGCTTCAATATGAGCGTCATGGTTTTGTTGAGGAAAAGCTTGTAACTGACCACCTTTTAGTGCCTTTGAATTTTCAACACCAGGATCTTCAGGCATTGGTTGAGAGGGAGGTGGTAAAATAGTTTCAATTTGTTGAACACCTAAAGCTTCATACATTCTTCTGTAAGCTTCATACAGATTGTGCATTTCAGGTTTGCTCTGTGCTAATTGTAATTGCATTTGAGCCATAGTCACTCTTTGTGATACTGAAAAAATATTTGGATCTGAAACAGGAAGAACATCTACCCTACCATCAAAATCTAATTGTTTAACAAAGTTATCTCCGTTAGGAGTCATGTACGGATAGTTAGGTGGTAAGTAAGAAGCAAATATTTTTGATAATAATTTAAACTCTGCTCTTTGAGCGTTATGTAATCTTTTGTGAATGGCTGACATAACTTTTGTGCCTCGCTCAAGAAGTGCCATAGTTGTTCCAACAGGCATCTCTGATCCACCCTCAGGCATTTTCATATCAGCGATAGCTGCAAAACGTCTACCTGCATCAACACAAAATCCTAGTAATTGAAATAATGTTCCTGACGGTTCTTTGTAAGGTAAAGGAAGAAGTGAGTCTCTTAATATACCGTTAGGTGCATCAACGTCTCTAAACTCTCCAGGTTGAATTGGTTGATCATCATCTCTTATTCTGAAACCACGAGACTTGAACCCAGCAGGTAAATTTGACAACGTTCCTGCATCAAGCAATTGACGAAGAGATGCAGTTGCAGTTCGTGTAAGACCACCCAACATATGAATAAGACCAAAGCCATAAAAACCAAGACCGGGTAAAAATTTGTAGTGTACAAAATATTGAGTCTTCTTTTTAAGAGGATCACCTCTACCAAAGTTTCTATAGATTGATAAAATTTTACCTGAGCCTTCATCAATAGTAACAATATACGGTATTTTAATTCCTGTCTTTTCGCCTTTTTCATTAACATCACCAAAATTATCTAAGTCTAACAAAACGTGCATTTCTAACAAAGTATAATCTTGATAACTTTCTTCTTTTTTAGTTCCCTCTAATTCATTGTATTTTTCTTGAACGTCACTCTCTTCGTCGTAAGGGTTAATTTTTACATCTCTATAAAAACCTGACACTTGTTGTTTTCTAATTTCGTTTTCTGTCATCTTTACAAGATGAGTCACACGCTCAGCAGACTCTAAGTCTGATGTCATGTAAGGCACAACGAGATCTTCAGCTGCAACAAATTTTGACACTGCTCTATTCAGGGCTCCATCATAATAAACTTTTTTAAAAGCAGATCCTGCTAAAGGTAAGTGAAATAACATTTGATCCATTTCAGGATCATATTCTTCCATTACATCTGTAATGTAATAGTTCATAAACTCTTTAACTCTGTCCGCTTGTGCTTCTGACTGAGGAGTTCTTATACCAACTAACTGTGTTCTAACTGGTCCTCCAGCTGGTAACATTTCTTTATATGCTTGCGCTTGAAACTGAACAACAGACTCTGAGAGTAGCGGGTGATAAACACCACTGGCTCCATCAAAAGGTCTACTTCTTTCTTCATACTTAAATCCTAAAAGATCTAATCCTTTAGTGTATCCCATCTCCCATTCTTCACGAGAGGTTTTATCTGATTCATATTCAGATCTTAATTCATTAGACAACATTTCTAACTCATCGTCTTCCATAAACTCTGCTAAGTTAGAACCAAAATCAACTTGTTCTTGAACCTGTTCAGGATTCATTACAGCAGAGCCGTCCTCTTCAATTAAAAACCTATCGTCAGTTGCAGGACCGCTCATTTGAACTTCGGTTCCCACTTTTGCAACTTCAATTGTTTCGTTTTGATTTATGCCTTTATCAACTGCCATTTATAACCTCTTCTAAAGAAACTAAACTAGGACTATCCACTTGTCCACCTTGTTTGTAAGATGGAAAGTTATTTAAGTTAATTGTTTCTAACCTTTCTTTCTGTTTATTAGTTAAGGAGTTTATCATAGGAGTAAAGTCTATGAAACCGTAACCTGTTTTTATACTAGGGACTTTACCTCTTGTTTGGTTTTTTGACAACATAGGCTGTTGATCATACGTATTACCCGTGCCAAACTGATCTCCTTGAAGATTGAAAAATTCATTACCCTGAGCATATAGTTTAGGTGACTCATAGTTCTCCCACCCTAAAATCTCTGCCATTTTATCATACTTTTTAATTACGTTTTCTGCAGCTTTATACATGGTGTTGTTCTCAGGGTTTTTTGCTGAACCATAAAAATTAAAATGACCTTGAGCTTGTTTACCATATTGATTTAAAATCGCCTCAGGATCAGTAAAATCAACACCTGAACTACCATGTTGAACTTGTGTTTGAACTTCCCCAGGTAACCAAGATAAAAAATTAACTCCTCTGTTCAAAGATTCCAAAGACGTTTGCCAAATAGCTTGCTCTGCATACAACTGTGGGTTAGATACAAAAGGCATTATTGCGCTGTAGTCACCGCCTGATTTTTTTTGAACATTGTATAGTTGATTTTTTAAACTATAGAGAGGTTTAATTCTTTTGTAAAAACGATAAATCTCATCTCTCCTGGCCTTATCAATCTGACCATTTGCCATTTGCTCACTTAAAAAATCATTAACATATTTATCAAAACTAGGTAGGTTTACTTGTTTACCTTCAGCGTCACTAATTTGTGTTTGAAACTCATCCATCATTCTGCCGTAAAGACTCTCTAATGATTGTAAAACACTTTCACCTATGTTTCTTTTATTCATTTCAGGCAAAACTGAATTTGCTGTGTAGTCCTCTATTTCTTTCATAAGAGCATTTATTTTTAAGTCTGCTGACGGATCTTGAACACTTTTTTGTTTTCTTCGAGGCTCCTCTTGATCTGATTGAACCTCTTGAATGATTGTCGTGTCTAAACCTGATATATCTTTGTAGTCTGCGCTCCTAACATGAAAAGTATCTACTCCATCAAAATTACTTGAGAAGTGAGTTGATCGTTTAGCTCCCTCATCGAATCCAGGAACGTTTCTAGGTTCGAAAACTATTCCCTTAACGCTATAGTTTCTACCTCCTCCTAATGAGTAACTGCTTTGCCCCGCAGATAAATAAGCTTGAGCGGGTGTTTGAAATCCTGTGTTTCCGCCCATGTCCATCACAGCGCTTAACAACTGTTGTAACTCTTGGTTTTGTGTTTTTAAGTATGCAATATCTCTTGCTTTTTTAGCTTTACTACCTGTGAATCTAAACACATCTGCTAAATTGCTAACAGTAGAAAGTTCACCTTGCATAAGTCTTCTAATTTGTTTTGTATTTTTTTTAATTTGTTCATAGATAGGTTTCCCTGCATCTTTGATCATGGTACCAACGAACTCTCCTTTATCTACGTCTTCAGGTAGGTTTCTTAAAGTTTCATTTAATGTTTCAAACTGATTTTGTAAGTCACTCATCAAATTAAATTTTAAATCTCCAAATTCTTTTGTACCTCCCCTTTGAGCCTCTAAGTTTTCTAAACCAACACGATAGTTTTGTAAGAGGTTGTCCTGAGTAGATAATCGGCTTTCAAATCCTTTAAAACTTGTTTTTGGATCTGTTTTATTAAACATGTTTATATACTCAGTCGTAGTCATAGATGCGTTAGGATCTTTGTTAATCATTTGTAATAATGAATATTCAAAACCTGATTCTCTTAATTCAGCAGGATTATAAAATTTACCAAAAGGAGTTTCGTTATATTTCTCTGTTCCTAATCTTCTTAGCTCACCTAATAAATCTTTTGTACTAATTTGTTGATTGTCAGGAAGCATGTTTAGATAAGCACGGATATTGGAAAAGTTTGTATTAAGTCCTGCCCCTGCATCTAAATATTGATCGTTGTTATACGCTTTGTTTTGATAGGGTTGATTGCTTAATGAGTCTGCCCAATTAACTTGGGTTGGCACAGTCTTATCTTCTATAGGAAGAATGTTTTTGAAAAAATTTTCAGTCATGTCCACAAACTGTGGACCATAATTTTTGACAATAGCTTTACCTATAAATTTTTTGAGTTGTCCAGCAGGAGTGCTGTTTAAAATTTTTCCGACTAATTTTTTATCTGCTTCAATTTTTTTTGCATTTTTTTTTCTAAATTCGTCTACTGAATCTTTATTAGAAAAGAAATCACGAAGGGTCTCTCCTAAACTTCTAGCCTCGTCTTCGCTCATCCCCTCTATTCTGTTCTCTGCCATGTCAGTGACAATGTCTGAAGTTTCTTTAAAACGATCGTTATCTACTTGATCGCCCTCTTTAAAGCCTCTTAAAAAATCTAAAGAGTTCAAACTTTCAAAATTACCTGGCATTAATAATATTCCCTTTTTTGTCTACCTGTCGGTTCGTCCTCAAAATCATCAGACAACTCAATCCAACGACCTTGTCTAAATCTCATCAAGGCTTGGGTTGTTGAGTCAACAAGGTCGTCATAC